ACTGGACTGTTTTAACCGACAGCCCTCTGACAACAGCTAAAAAGACAGAGTGGAAAGCCTACAGAACTGCGCTTCGGGACATCCCTTCAGACAGCGGGTTCCCGCATTCTGTGACTTGGCCCACTGAACCCTCCTGATTGCTGAACGATGGCTGACCGCAAGATTTCTGCGCTTACTGCGCTGACCTCACCAGCAACAGGCGATTTAGTGCCGATTGTTGACGTTAGTGAGGCTGCAAACGCCGACAAGAACAAGAGCATCACGTTTGGCACGATGTTCCGTTCATTGCCGGACGGATCTACTGGTGCGCCATCTGTCGGCTTTTTGAGCGATAGCGGCACTGGCGGCATCTACCGCTCTGCTGCTAACGAACTTGCGTTCAGCATCAACTCTTCCTTTATCGGCAAGGTCACGAGCCAAGGGTTTCAGCTTGGTACTGGAACGGCAGCAGCCCAGCTGCATCTGTTCAGCACCGACACAACCGATCAGGTCATCATTGAAAACAGTGATGCTGGTCTAGATACTGCGCCTGATTTGGTGTTGTATCGCAACTCTGCATCACCTGCTGCTAGCGACAACCTTGGAAACCTTGAGTTCCGTGGTGAGGATTCTGCTGGCAACACGCACGCCTATGCGCAGATCGTTTCTCAGATCGTCAGCCCCACCAGCGGATCTGAAAGCGGCACGCTGGATCTAATGACCAGTGCCTCAGGGTCTGTTGCAACACGGATTCGGGTCAAGGGCGAAAACGTCGGTATTAACGAGACATCGCCTGATTTTCTGCTGCATGTCACAGACAGCACGACCGGCACAATGGTCGAGTTTGAAAACACAGCAAACGACCCAGCAAGTGCTGCTGATTTGACCCTGAACCATCACCGCAATGGTGCTGCTGGTCAGGACAATGACGTGATCAGCACGGTGTTTTTCCGCAGCAAGAACGACAACGCCACACCTGGCGATATTGATTACGCCTCTATTGAGGGCAGCATCGCTGATGCAAGCGACACAACAGAAGACGGCAAGCTGAAGCTCAAGGTTCAGACTGCTGGAACGCTGACGACCCAGCTGGAGATCAACGCCAACACGATTGGATTCTTTGGTGCGACAGCTGCTGTGCAGTCAACGCATGTTGCTGATCTGTCGGCAACTGCAACGACTGGAACGCTGCCAACTGCTGATGGGACGATGACGATTGCAGACGCTGCGTCACCAACCAATGCAGAGTTGCTTGAGTATTGCCGCGAGCTTGAGTCAAAGGTGAATTCCCTTCTAGCCTTTGCGAGTGCTCATGGCCTGATGGCTTCTAGCTGATGCAACGACCTGACCCAATGATCGCCTCTAAACCTGGAGCGGAGGACGTACAGGCGATGGCGGCTAGAACGTTGTGGCTTGAAGAGCTGTTCTTTTTGGATGGCCGTGACCAGATTTCA